ACATACCCTTATATAGTCCCATACGACGGGAAAGTCAACCCGTCGCAGTTTCTTCTTTATCATCGCGCAGAACAAGAACGATATTTTCAATAGGTGTCATATCCAAACCGATATGTTCCGCGGACCCACGGAAGCGGTTCAGCCACGCGGCCAGAGCCACGCCAGCTTGCCGACGCAGTTCTTCTTGCGACGCCTCATCGTTAGGGTCAAACGGTTCGTAACCGCCGCCCTCTCTGCGCTTTGATACCGGCGAGATGTATGCCGGATACTCAGCCACCTTGATGGACACGACGGAGCTTTGTTGCACTTCTTCTTGCTTGACCACGATCCGTAGTCCGCTAGCCATGCGTCGTGCCATGTCGATACGCCATTGTCTGGCCGCTGTTGCGTCGTCGGTGCCATAAAATGCGCTATACATTTCATGTTCCGGCTGGTTAGCCAGCCAGTCAACAAATTCATCTGCTTTAAATATGTTATAACCAGTTGCTTGCAGATAATCGTCGATTATCCGTTGCTTGGTTTTTCTTGCAAAATTACTCATTTACTTCTCCTTTTAAAATTAACCGCCTTAACCCAACGCACCTGCCCTGACCACAACACACCAGACAACAACCGCCATGCCTAGCCGCACCACGCCGTGCCCAACCGGATCTTAACCGACCTCAACGCAACCGCCCAGCCTTACCAATCCAAGCCGTAGCTTATCGCACCTTTCCACAACCGCCATGCCTCGCCCTCCTCAACGGAACTCATCTCAACGGAACTCAACCGCCATGCCTAGCCGCATCTCACCGTGACAAACCCCGCCTAAACCGCCGTGACACACCTGAACCCACCCAACCTGTCCGTGCCTGACCCCAACCGTCTTTCCGCAACCCGCGGCGGGGGAAGAACCCCCGCCTATATTAGTTAAGCGGCTCTCCGCAACCGCTCTTCTTGTAAGAACTGCATCAGTTCTGCTGTCTCTTGATCCGCGCACTCTGGATTGTCACGCGCTAGCTCTTGAACCTCACGGCCCTCTTGCATAAGTTCGTCCCATAACTCTTGGTATTCGCCAAGCTCTTCACCGGCTATAGAGAATGTACCGAAAGACCCGCGGCCTTTTTCCTGACGGAAATCGCCAAGGCCGATTAGTTGTCCGGCATTCTGTATAAGAGAAGAGATAGAACGTGCGCTGAAATTAGGTGTAGCAAACCTGATCTCCACTTCGGCGCACCAGTTAGGAAGATAGGCACGGGTACGCATATCAGGTGTCCGGTTCATGTCCGCGGACCGTACTACGTCGATTTTTAAATACGGCTTGCCCCAGATGTTTATATTTGTCTGTGGCAAGAAGATAAGCCGGTTGACACTGGTTTTGTTTACACCAGCCGTTTCAAGTGCCGCCGTAGCCATTGCACCCTTTACGCCAGCCGCTGGAAAACACAACAACGTGTCACCTTTGGCTTGAGTGTGCATGGAGTCGGCAAACTCCTGTTCCGGATTATGTTTGATTTCTTTCTTTTCAGCCGCTGTCTTGCGGCCCGCGCCAACGAGTAGGTCCCGTTTAGCTTTTGCGGACATACTGTTGAAGTACATCGGCGTTTGTCCAATTAAACGAATTTTAATCTGGCCTTGCTTGATCACTGGGATGCTGATTGCATCATTAGTTTTTTTAGTAGTAGCCATTGGTATCTCCCGTTCAGCTAATGTTTAACATAACCCTATATACTCCCATACATATAAGATGTCAATCACAAAAAAAGCCCCCAAGGCGGGGGCAAACCAACCTTGAGGGCTTCAACTACGGGATGTTTCTTATATATACCTTTAAACACGCAGATACAAGCTTTTTATCGCTTATGATAAAGATATTTTTCAACAGCCATGCAAACTAACTCTTTGTTAACCGGCATGGCCTCTTCCCAGTGATGCTTTGTGGCTGAAACGTGGCATTCTGAGATTGTTTGGAAGCCGCCCTGTACTTCGGTAGTGAATTTACCAACATCTTGTGCGGTTAGAAGCACCAAAACCCAAATCATACGATCCTCCCGTCATATATGGCCTGTTCTAGCTCTTCGTCGGACATACTATCCATGTCGAGGTCCGTGAGCCGTGGTTTGAGCGTCCTTTTCTTTGTTTTTGGAGCGAGCTTCGGTTTTACTGCTTTAGGCTCTTCAAGAACCTCAATAGTAGACATCCGGTGCTTGCATTTTTTACATTCACGCCGCCGCCGCAGGGTTGCATTATGTGGACGACTGTTAAGCACAGAGGTGTCTGCCCCACATTTAACACATTTCACTTCGCTCTCCCGTGCAACACTCGCTAATATAAAGTTTACAACAAGAACATTGAATGTGACCGTGGACCTCGACGGGTGGCAGATTACATTTGCACCGCGGGCACTGGTTGTTTTCCAGTAGCTGTTGCATTTTACCTGCGTATCCAAAGGGTTCGTACTGAAGTTCTCTATTTTTCGGCCATGCCATCGTCTATTTCTCCTGTACCGTTACATTTTTCGCAATCGTCCATGTACCCTTCAAGGTAACCCCCTCTTACCCAATCGACAACAGCGCGTTCATATTCCAACTCTCCTTCTCCGCCACATTCTGGACATATCATCCCATAAACTCCCATCCAGTAGATAAATTTTTTTTAGGAAACGCCCCGAAGATTTTAAATTAAACCTTTTGTGAGCGTTTGTAAGTATCGAATATTATTCGTAGCTGACCGCTGATTGTACGGCCCTCTGCTTTGGCGATTTTCCTGATTTCGGAGTACACCTCAATCGGAACCAAAACAGATTTCCATTTAGTCGTATCCATAATAACTCCACATATTGTATATATGTAAGCGAATATATAGGATATGTTGTAGAAACACAAGTAAAAAAGACCCCGCCGGAGCGGGGCCAGTTCTAAGGGAGGTTCACCATGAAAAAAACTACGTCGCTTCGCCCCAGCTAGGGCCGATTTCAACGTCGCACTTGCTTGGTACTTCTAACGGTACAGCATTTTCCATAATTTCTGCAACCTCTTTTGCTTCTTCACGAGATTTCACAGAAATAGCCACCTCATCGTGTATTTGAATTAATGGTACACGTCCTGTTTTATAAATATTCACCATTGCCTGCTTGGTCATGTCTGCGGCTGACGCTTGGATCAACCGGTTTAACGCTTTGTAGGTGTATGCCCGCTTCAATCGGGTGGTCGGACCGTACTCATCGACGGCATTTTGGTACGGCAGGGCCTTGCTCATACCAAATGTGTCAGGCTCCCACAGATCAAATCGGCATTTGCGGCCCAGTATTGAGCTTACCGCGCCTTTGCTCTTCTTACTATTAAGGTGCTTCATCACACCGTTCTGTAGACCTTTAACAAACGGCACCCGCTCATGGTATTGCTTGATAAGGCTCCTTGCCTCATCTACTTCGATATCTAACTGGTCTGCCAACTTGTTGACGCCCATGCCGTACATCATACCAAGGTTTATTGTCTTGGCCTGCTTACGTTTAATGCCAGCCATTTCTGCCACCATCGTATGAAAGTCCATGTCTGGGTCGTTGCGGTATCCGTCAACAAAGTCCTGTGTACCCTCTAACGGCACCCGTCCCTTAGAATTTCCTAAAACTTGTGCATAGTGAACCAAGATCCGTGGTTCCTGTTGCGAGAAATCTATTGACGCCCACTGCTCGCCCTCTTCTGGTAGGAACAGACTGCGTATCATAGGGCCTAGCTCTGGGTCGCGGGCCGGTATTTGTTGTAGGTTGGGGTTGGACATTGATATGCGGCCCGACACGGTGCCGCCGTCATCAGACCTGATCTGGTTTATGTGGCTATGTATGCGTCCATCTGACCGGCAGTGCTTCATAATGGTGTTGATAAACGTGCCGCTAGTCTTGTTCAAGTTGCGGGCCTCGACTACCAGCTTTGGAAAGTCGTGCGTATGGTCAGACAGATACTGCTTTCTGAACGACGGTGCGCCCTTTTCTGTCTTTGGATAGGCTATGCTTAGATGGTCGAAGGCTTTCGCCAGAGACTGCGCGGCCCATATCTCAACGTCCATGCCGGACATATCTTTTATTTGCTTGAGAACAAGCTTCTCTCTTTTGAGCAGACTGTTTCTGGTGCGCTCTACCTTGTCCTGATCTATGCGGACGCCCTTCCATGTCATGTCTATCAGGCACGGCAACAAGGACAGTTCCAGATTAGCTATGGGCCATAGGTCTTCCTTGCCTATCTCTACGGACAGATAGTTCCACAGGTCTAGGGTAAGCTCCGCGTCACCTTGTGCGTAAGGCCCCACATACATAGCGGGCATCTTCCACATTTCCGATTTGGCATCCAATCCAAAACTAACTGCTG